CGATGATAGCATAGACGCAGCAAGTAGTGGCTTTATAGTCAATCAACTTGCCGCAACCAACATCAATGTAAATGCCGCAACCTACATCTTTTTAGCAATAGCCTAAGGAATAATCATGGAAATTAGAATCAGAGAATCAGGACAAGTAATGTATGAAAGCGAGTTTCGTGCATTATTCCCCAACACATCATTGCCGCTACTTACTGAAACCGTTTTAAATGACTTAGGTGCAGATGTAGTATTAGAAGCCCCACAAGCACAGCCTACACGCTACCAAATAGCATTTAGAGATGGTGTTGAGCAGATAGGTGACAAATGGTTTACCAAATATTCTGTTAGCGATTTAGATGCAGATGGTATTGCCGCAAAAGACGCTGAACAAGCTAAATCAGTTCGTGCAGAACGCAATCGTTTAATTGCTGAATGTGATTGGACACAGGTTGAGGATAGTCCAGTAGATAAAGCAGCATGGGCTACATATCGCCAAGAGTTGCGTGATTTAACTCTGCAAGCAGGCTTCCCATTTGATGTAACCTACCCAACCAAACCATAGGAACTGTCATGGATAGTCAAGCCCTTTTAAATATTGTTTTATCTTGTTCATCCGTTGTTTTAGGTTGGTTTTTGCGTGAGATGTGGGCGGCTGTTAAAGAACTAAAAGCAGACTTGGCTAAATTGCGTGAGGAATTGCCAAAAGATTATGTAACTAAAGATGATTTCAGACAAGACATCCGCGAGTTTAAAGAGATGCTTAATAAGTTGTTTGATCGTTTAGATACCAAGGTCGATAAGTGAAATCATCATTTATAAATAAAATTATATTGTGCAAGCATTGCCGTCATGCGTTTATTATCCATGAACAAGGCGGTGAGGATACTTGCGATAGCTGTCTTGCTGAATTTGAGATTCGCGGCAAGTTAGTAGATGAGTTCAAAAACGAAAACGATAGCGCACCCGATGTCAGTCGTTAAGTTGAGAGGCATATTGCAAGATTATTTTGAACACATGGCTGGCAAGACCATAGACATGGTTGCTATATTTGATGGCGAATTAGTTATATTCTTAGATGATGGCTCAGAGGTTTGCATATTTCAAAATGATGATGGCTTGGCTATGCAAGTGAACGAGGACATAGAGACCGATGATTAATAGTAGAGATTTAAAAGATTTGCATCCTAAAGTAAAACTTATGGCAGAGAAGTTTATTTCAGAATGTAAATTACAAGGCATTGATGTATTGATCACCAGCACCTATCGTGATGCTGCAATGCAAAACTCCCTATATGCACAAGGGCGCACTGTAAGAGGCAATAAAGTTACCAATGCTAAAGCTGGTCAGTCGTTTCACAATCACCGCGTAGCGTTTGATTTTGTGCCGTTGGTGGGCAAGCCTGTGTGGGATAATGACGAATTGTGGCAAAAGTGCGGTATGATTGCCGAAAAGTGTGGTTTAGAGTGGGCTGGTAGATGGAAGGGTAAGATGATTGAGATGGCTCATTGCCAATATACAAACGGTCTAAAATTAGCTGATTTTCAAGCAGGAAAAACAATTTGATATATTTCAATTGCGAATTATGTGGCAAAGAAAAAGGTGAGCCTTTAGCGTGGCACAAAAAAAGAACAAGGCATTTTTGTTCTAGGGATTGCGCTAACAAATCACAAATCAATCCTGATAAGCTTGATAGAAAGACTTACGAAAAAAAGTATTGGAGTAAGCCTGAAAACAAAGCTAGACGGAAAGCGACATCTAAAGAAGCTTATGTAAATAGAATGATTGACTTGGGTAAGTCTTATGTAAAGTCTATGCTTTCTAGGGCTAAAGCAAGAGCAAAATTAAAAGATTTAGAATTTAATATATCTATTGAGGATATATTTATTCCAGAATATTGTCCTGTGTTAAATATAAAGCTTGAGTTTTATCAGAAACAAGGCGGTGGTGACAACTCGCCAGCTTTGGATAGAATAGATAGCAACAAGGGTTATATTAAAGGTAATGTGCAAGTAATATCTAGCAAGGCAAATAGGATAAAAACTAATGCAACATTATCCGAAATAGAAGCGGTTTATTTATACTTACAAGGGAAAACATTATGAGAAAACTACTGGCTTTATTTGATGTATTTAAAAAAGGTAAGATGGTAGCCAATCCAGTTGCATGGAAAACTGGGCAGATAACTGGATCTATTATTGCTGGCTTGCTTGCGTCTATTGTTGCATTAGCAAAGGTATTTGGCTATGAGTTACCTATCACTGATGATCAGATTCTCGCTATTGGCAGTGCTATCGTTGCCATTGTCGGCTTGTTTATTTCACCTGCCATTACAGTCGCATCAACAGATAAAATTGGTTTGCAGTCCGAGCATAGAGGCTCAAGGGATGCCGCAAAAATTATCTCGGGAAATTAGCCAAACCTTTGGCTTTCAATCAATCAACATCTATTTAACCTGCGAGGAAGCCCCACCATGAATACTTTTTTATTTAATTTACTTACATTTATTGTAAGACGTTTAATTAATGCACAACTATTTGAGCATATTCGTGATATGGTCAATGCTCAAATGGATAACAATTTAACTGGTGAGCAAAAGAGAGCTGCCGTAAAACAAGAATTAACTGAACTAAATGGTGCATTGCTTGAGGATTTTCATAAAACTGCGCCATATTTAGTAAACCTAGCAATTGAATCTGCGGTTGCGATGATAAAAAAATAAAGGTGCAATCAAATGATTGACGAGGGCTTAAAGCAGTTTGGAACGGAAAGACAGATTGAGTATATAGATGCAATAAACAAATATGGATCATTTAGGGCGGCTGCTGATCGATTAAATGTTTGTGCTGGGTCAGTTCAAGGCGCAATGGATGCAGTAAGGCGCAAAGCTGCAATCCGAGGCTATTCGCCCGAACATGGAATGACCAAACTTGCCCCTGATCCGTTTGTTGTTAGAGGAACTTCAAGCCTTTACGATTCGGATGGTCAGTTGAAAGCCCAATGGGTTAAAACTAGACTTGATGATGATCAGTTCCAAAAGATGTTACTTGATGCCATAGAAGGCTTCAAAGATGACATTCCTAGAATTACTATGATGCCCGCCCCGCCTCTCGGCAAGGATCACCTGCTCAATTGCTATGTCATTACTGACTATCACATGGGTATGTTGAGCTGGAAACCTGAAACTGGCGATGATTGGGATTTAAAAATGGCAGAGGATTTGATTGTCAAATGGTTTGCTCAAGCCATTATTCAATCGCCCGATTCAAATACTGCCGTATTTGCTCAAATGTCAGACTTTCTACACTTTGATGGTATGGATGCGGTCACTCCAGCATCAAAACATCTGCTAGACGTTGATACTCGATTCGCAAAGGTAGTTAGATCAGCGATTAGGGTCTTGCGTATCGTTATTGATATGTTGTTGCAGAAACATCAAAAAGTTCACATTATCATGGCTGATGCCAACCACGATCCAGTTAGTCAGATATGGTTGCGAGAATGGTTTAGTGTGTTATACGAAAATGAACCTCGCATTACTGTCGATAAGTCACCCAACCCTTACAATGCTTATGAGTTCGGTAAGACGGCATTATTCTTTCACCATGGACATAAGCGCAAAGTAACTAATGTCAGTGAAGTTTTTGCTGGTCAATTCCGCGAAATGTTTGGTCGGACTAAATATGCTTATGCTCACACTGGTCATCTACATCACATCGATGTCAAAGAAAATAACCTTATGATTGTGGAGCAACATAGAACCCTTGCCCCTGCTGATGCTTATTCTGCCCGAGGTGGATGGCGCACTGGTCGTGATGCTAAAGTTATTACTTACAGTCGCGATTTTGGGGAAGTATCAAGATTAACAATTAGCAGTGATATGCTTGCTTAAATAATGATTATCCTTATATCTAGCGTTTAATAAAAAGCACATTATTACATTCAAGCAATATCGCTTTGTATAGATTAAGGACTAATATCATGTGGACATCACCATCAGCTACTGAAATGCGTTTTGGCTTTGAAGTTACTCTCTATGTTATGAATAAATAATATATCAAATTTGGTATATCCTAAGCCCACTTCGGTGGGATTTTTTTTGCTTAAAATTATTTTAAATAATAAAAAATATGTTATAGTTCTCACATCGATGCCGCACATTGATATCAGAGCCTTAATCGGTTTTGGCTTTCAGCTATTAAATTAGCACCTGTGCGGCAGGGAAAGTCAGAACCAATTAGGGCTTTTTTTATATCTGCCGTTTGGATGTCGATAAAACAATGAGCCATGTCACGGCTGCTAACGATGATAGTGATGCCATTTACTCATAACCCGATGGCGCAGCCTTTCAGAGGGACTGCACGAAACAGACAAATGCTTGAACTTAGCGAATGATCCACGATACGGATGCCTGATAATACGAATCTGATCCTTTAGGGATGTAGTAGTTAGATAGCAGTAAATCTAATAGCTAAAAGAGCTAGTTCAAGTTCTCGGGTTATGCTATGAATGTAGCTATAAGTAAAACTTATTAATCTAATGCTAACCATAAAAATATATTGCTTGATACAATTATAAAGTTTATATATTATTCAGTTATGCCAATTCGGCATTGAAACGAAAAGGAAACGAAATGGGATTACAAACTATTCAAGTGTGCGGTGTCGATTTAGATGTTTATTATGACTGCACAATCACAAGAGATCCGTATGGAGTTGGCGATTCACCAACCGAGTATGAGGTCGACATTCAAGCCATAGAAGTTACTGGCGATACCCAAGACATCCAAGAGATTCTAGCCGATAGGTGTATTGATTACATCATCGACACAATCATTCAGATTGAAAGGATCTAAGATGCGATTCAAAATTTATGCAAGCGAGATTGTTTATTATGCGGTTGAGGTTGATGCCGATAATGAGGATGATGCGCTAAATAGCTGGGATGCAACTTACCCAAATGTGGTCAATTCTAGCGGATATCAAATAGATAAAATCGAAGTGATAGGGGAATAGCATGGATAACTTATTAATTTTAATGATTGGCTTAGGTGGGTTTGTTTGGTTGCTTGTATTAGCTGAATTTGTAGCAAAAAAATTCGGATGGGATGAGTAATGAGCCAACAGCAGTTTTATGAAACAGTAACAAAAGAACAGGAATATTTGGAAACTTTAACCGAGGGCAAAAAAATGAAATCATTTAAAGAATTACGCGAAATAAACGTCAATGAGTTTACCGAGAAAAAAGGTCAGCTTACTTATCTGTCATGGACATGGGCGGTAGATACTCTGCTGCAAAATGATCCGATGGCTGTGTGGGAATTTCCCGAACCTAAAATCC